TCTATATTGGATATAAATAAAGAATCTATATTTTCCAATAAACTTTCTCACACTTTTGCTTCAAACGGAGATAGAGACGGACTTACAAAATTTATTATGAAAGATTTTCTATATTCTATGCGAGAAATGATATTTCCGAATGATACAATTTTAATTCAGTGTGATATTTTTTTTATACCCCCTTTCAGGTACACTTGGTATTTGGAGGAAAAGGACATTAAAAATGAAGATGCCAAAACAGTGGTCATTTGTGATGAAGATACTAACAATAAATGGGCATTAACATCCAAATATTTTAATGGCCATTTGGGTATATTCTTAAATTCAGAAAACGAAGATATAACTGTGACAGCACGAGTAACATTTTCTATATTGGATGTTGATAAAAATATTAAAAATATTAAGATTTTTGATCATACTTTTGCACCGGAAGATGAAGTCTTAAGATGGGGAGTTCTCAAATTCGTCGAAAAACAATTATTAATCTCTGACGATTATAAAGTATTACAAAAAGGTAAAATTCCAGTTAATTGTCAAATTATTGTATATTAAATCATTGGAGTAAATGGGGGCTCTTATGGAATAAAATATTCCATAATAAATAACTTATTTTTAGTTAATTGGAATAAATGGACAATAATAAATTTTTTTATGATTTTATAAAAAATAAATTTATTAGACCAGATACATTGAATTTAAACAATGAACAATTAAAATATACAAAATATTTTTCAGATTATGAACAAACTTTATTGGAATCTTATGACAATATGTTAAAAATCATAAACAAAAATAAACTGTGCGATTTTATTGAAATTATAGAGGCAAAGACTAAAATTGTACTTTTAACAAACATAAAATTTAACTATTTATTTTTTAATGATTTTAGTCAATGTGAAGAGATAACACCGATATCTGGACATTATAATGAATATTTTAGATGGACAAAAAAATCAAAAAATATTATATCCAATAACAAGGTATATTTGGAATTTTTATTTAGAGGGAAATTGTGTAGTGTAATGATTGACAACTATTATATTGAAATTTTATTTTTTAGAAATTGGGTTAATGATGAAATGAAAATAGATTTTATAAATCAATTATTTGGCGATAAAATATTATTCTCCAAAATTGATAGAGCGAATTATATAATCAACACACGTATATTAAAAAAAGATAAGTATATAATTCATGATCTATTGTTAAATGGGGACAACACTGATAATATTGTTGTTGACGAAATTTGCTCACCCCAATCCAAAAAAAATAAAGATTATGTGTTGATTAACAGCAAATTATCTGTTATATCCCATTTAGATGACTTTATAATCATTAAAGTAAGCAAATTTGATGGATTTTTTTCAAAACATATATTTGGAATTTGGTGTAATATCTTTAATGAATTTTATAAGTTTCAAGATAAAATACGAATTCATTATAGTCAAAATGTTAAATTTTTAAAAGAAAAGGTTAAAGTGCGAAAAACCAAACTAAGAATATCCAATTTATACGAGGCAGAACCAAAAATATTTGGAAACAATGAAAATAATCAAAAGTTTTCCCAAAGATGCCAACGAATAAGACAACCTTATATTGTAGATACCATAGAAGAATTTTATAAAAAATTAACAATATCCATAGAAAATGATCCAGAATATTCAAACATAGAAATATCGGAATCAGACTATGTCAAACCCGATAATAAAATTATTTTAGAATTTTTAAAAGATAATTCATTGGAAATGGAAGATTTAATAAAAGTCTTTCCTAGAGAAGAAGAGAAACATTTATACCCAGAATCTGTTAAACAAAGATTATATGCATGTTTGCCCAGGAATGATAAGGTAGACGACAAATATAAAATTGTTCATTTTCAACAAAATGAGGGATTATTGACAATACCATGTTGTTTTGTTCTTAAACATAAAGATGATAAGTCTAAAAATGTTACCCACAAATTGGGGCCAAATAAAGACCTGAAAGAGACTAGATCTGGAGAGTTGCCATATTATTTAAATGAGATATTGCCAAAAACTGACAAAGAAAAATATTGGAGATATGGTGTTGGCACAATTGAGAGATTTATTTTTTGGGTAGAGAAAAATTTACGTATAAATATGTTGGATTTGACATCTAAAATTCTATTAAGTTATTCTCTTAATAAAAAAAAATCTAATACTGTGGATATTAAATTAGATAAGATAGGAATTAAAAAAACGGGGGAAGGAAATATTGTTTTATTATTTGATGAAACATACGAAATGAGTGACAATATTTTAGACTTATTTAAAAATATTAAAGAATATGAATATATAGAATTTTTAATTGGATTAATTGGAGATAATTTAAAACTTTGGGGAGCGTGGTTTGAAGTGAATATGGTTGAATTCACCAAAAAAATTAAATATAAAACTACACTAATGGAATTTGTCGATGATGAAAATTCGTTTGAATACAAATCATTTATTTACTATACCAAAAATGATTTGGATAATTATGAGGTTATTTACAAAAATGGGTTTATTTTTACAACAAATTTATTAGTTGATTATTTAAAATTTAGTAAAAAATTATTCGAAAATAATAATTATTTGATATATAAACGTATTAATTGATTATATAAAATTTAATTCTTCAACATAATTATACAATTAAAAATGAATAAATTTCAACATGAAGGCAATGTCAGCGTCGACAGTGGATAATTACTTTGTATCGATCCATGTTACTTAAAAGATTTTGACACTAGTTCCTTAAAAATGAACACTGGCATTAAACATACTGTAACGGGTGAAATTATTTCTGTTTGGGATAAATTAGATCCAGATGATGAACTTTCTGATATTATAGCATGGGATACGAAAATTCCAAAATACAATAATTTGACTATGATTGACTTAATTAAATTAGATGAATGGGATTATACCGAATATTTTCATAATAATGATTTTGGTTATTCTGAATGTTGCCGCGTAAATAGTTTAGGTAATAATTGCGGCAGAACACGTGGTGGTTTTACGTTTAATATTGGTTTTGGTGATGGATCATACCCGGTCTATGTTAGAAAAAATAATGATGGAGAAATTATGGAAATACGAATTATATTCGATGAATAAGAAAATGCCAGAAGAGCTTTCGAAGATTCAAGAATATGATAATTTCATAAAATTAATTTTCAATTAATTTATAATAAATGGATCAATCAAAAATGTATGTATTGTTTATAAAAGGTCACGGTTTAATAGCAAACGGTATACTTTTATATGAAAAGTTGTGGAATATAACATCCAAATACACTCATGTTGGTCTAGTCGTCCATAAGGGATTATTGGATAAGAAAATATCTGATTTGTTTTGTCTAACAAATGATTTTTATATTTTGGAATCTACACTATCTGGAGTTTTAAACGATTCCGTAAATAGCAGTTGTGATAAAACGATATTTGGACCACAATTCAGATCATTTGATGATTTTGTGTCGGTATATTCTAAGTTTGGGGATGTTAAAGCAAAATTGGTCGAAATGGATCAATCTTTAAGTTTAAACCTATGTAATTATTTAGGAAAACGGTATGATTATAATGTTTTAAATTTAACTATGATTCATGTGCCATATATATATTACAAAAATGATAAATATTTTTGTTCTGATTTAATAACAAGTTTACTGAAGGATAATGGTATGGTAGATAAAAATATAAATAGTAAAAAGGTTTCTCCAAATAAACTATATAAACTTCTAAAAAAGAATAAATTAACGTCAAAAGAAATTACTTTATGTTTGAATTAAATGTATTAAGTTTATTAGAGATCAATTACAAAAAAATTAATTAATGCTCATTTAGTTGCGTTGTTGATTTTGGTTTTTTCGTTTGCCTCCTGCTGCATATGGTTGTGGAGGAACCATATACTGTTGGTGGGGTATAAACTGTGGGGGGGCAATAAATTGTGGTAGCTGACCCCTCTGTTTATTTTTTTGTGCTTCATTGATACGGTGAATAGAATTCACATTTTTTTGATTTTGATTTTGGTGTTGATTTTGGTGTTGTTGTTTATGCTTGTCGTTATCTCCAATTTTCTTATATAAAATTGTATCCTCTATTACATTTAAGTCTCTGTGGTTTTGACGTAAATATAATTCAAACTTTTTAAGAATATCTCTATCCTTATTAGATATTCCATGTATCAAACTGATCAAACTATCATCAAGTTGTTTTTTGTCGAGACTAGTAACTCTCGGTTCACGAATGCGATGATACAATTCTCTATATATTTTAGCTAGATCTGGGAATACATTTTCAAGATTATCTGTTAATAACAATCTAATTATGGTGTTGTTTATAATATTGATATCCATTTGTTTCGAATGTATTGAGTGGTTATTTTGCATATCTGGTTCTTTATTATCTTTTATATTTATTGGTTGTTTGGTTTCTTCTTTATAATCAATTATTTCTGATTTATCTTCTCCCTTGGTTATCTTTTTAATTTTAAGATGTTCTTGTGTAATTTGTTGTAACAATTTTAAATCGCGTTCCGATATCACATAATATTCTATTTCGGGATTATTTTTGTCCACTATCTTCTGGAATTTCATTTCTGGTATTTTATTTATTTGTAAAGTTGAATAACTACTTAGAGCAGGTAATTGTACTATTTTCATTTTTGGAATATCTAGATTACGATTAGAAATAAATCCAATACAAGTAAGTTTTGTTGGTATAGATTGTTTTAATCTAATAAAATCTTCTTTGTCCAGATAGACATTAGATGTGAAATTGTGCTTAGTTTCTAAAAATACACTTATCTGAAAAATCATAATAATTATAAACATAATAATAACAAGAATAACTATTAGTGGATTTTTTTTATAATAAACAGTCTCTTTTTTTATTCGTGCCAATTCTTTTGGGTTGTAAATCTTTTTAAAGTGTTCATTCATTATATATTTGGATGCCAATAATGAAATTATTACTAATGACAATGCAAGCAACAAAAATATATGTATTGGAATATCAATTGCCATTTATTCTATTTTTCAAAGATTTTGAAAAATAATACATTTGTTGTTTAATAAATTTTAAGATATGAAATATCAAATTTAAAGGCGCCGTTTTATGAATTTCCTTTTGGTCAAACGTAGCTTGGTTGAACGTTTTTTGGAGTATTGCGGGTGACCAGATTTCCCATGCTGATCTGTTTGTAAATCTCCGATATCCGAAGAATATTTCTGTCAGATAGTAAATAATTTTTGCCAATTAAAGGGTCTCCCCTCAAATCTGATCTTGTTTATTCTGTCTCCCCAAAGGGAACTTCTATTTTGCGCATTTCGTCTATCTCTTACCAAATTTCCATGAGGATTATTTCCTTCTAATTTATACTTCATTTATATTGTTTTAAAATTAATTATATTATATACTTGATTTTATACAAAGAATTGTCTATAGATAATGTTTCTTCGCGAAATGTATTGAAATCGACAGAACTTAAAAATTCGGTTAAATTTGTGTTTCCCAATGAAGGTTGATCTAAAAATGTGAGTTTAAATAATTTATTTTGAAACACAAAATAACCACCATTTTTGGTTACATATGTTTTAACAGTATATTCAGATTTATCATTTTCTAAATCATATATAGATTCAAAATTATTGTTTTTTTTAATATTTAATTTTAAAATATCTTCAATAGTGGGCTGTGCTTTATAAAATGTATTAATATTTTTCTGTTTAAGTATATCTTTTAATAAACTTAATTTATCTTTTATATTTAAATCATAAACATATAAAGTTTGTTTTATCAAAAAATCATCTAAATCCACATAACCTTGTTTATATTTGTGTATTAGTTTATTGTAAATTTGGATAGACAACTCTTGATCTACCTCTATATTGAAATTTTTATTAGAAGATACAAATTTATATAACAAAGATACATATAACTTATCAGACTCATATTCTAAAAAACTATTATCATTGTTGAAATTTATATCAAATAGCGATGGCAATTTTGTGTATGGTATAAAAAATATAGCTTCTCCCATTTTAATTTCATTGTTTGTGTAAAGTTCATTTGTTTTTTTTGCATCGATTAACCATTTTTCGTCAATTATTGAATACGTGTATAAATTTAAAATTTTCTTCATATAAAACATAGGTATTAGATATATAACTCTTTTTGAGTTATTAAATCTGCCCTTTAAATAAACAACATTACCATTATTATCTATAATTTGATCACTGAAAAAAATTTTATCGGTTGACATTTTTAATAAGAATAATAAAAATATGAAATATAGAAAACTTGCCGAGTTTATAGACAAAAATAATGAAATTTTTGGGTTTAATATCTCAAATATAGATCTATCATTAATAGACGACTCTACATCTATTTACGATTTTTTTATAGATTTAATAAAAAAAAATAATATAAAGTTTCCTATTTCTAGAACTAAAGCTTTTTTTGGCAGATATGGTCTAAATTTAACCAAATTGGAAAAATACGACCATAGTATATTATTGTTAGAAGGAGAGAAAAAACTCAACATTTTCCCTTTGGGTCAACAGTGGGAGGATAAAATTTATAAAGAGAAAGATTTTAGAGATTTTATTCAACAAAAATTAGTTGAACATGCCGCAGATCAAAACAATTTACAATTATCTTTAGAAAAAAATAAAGAAATCAACAAAATACAGTTCCCATTTGTCAAAAAAACTTTTGTATATAAATTTGGAGCAAAATCCGCAGAAGATGTCACTAAAATGTTGAATATGCCAGAACATTATAATAAAACATTTGACGATTTTGTTGAAATAAAAAAAGAATTTTTTGGAGGAAATTATTCGGGTGATATCCCAACATACAACTTAAAATCTATAAATAACTTTTTGGATTTGGATAATTTATCATTTAATGTGGATCCGGATGAATCATTTGACTATAGAGCTTGGGCTAAATTTTTTGCGAGCGAAAACATAAATTTTAAAAATAAACCAAAAAATTTAGAAACAGAAATAAGAGTAAGGGGTGTTACCGGGTTAGAGTTTGCTAATTTATTTAAATATTTATTAAATTCTACAGAATTTATTAATACAAACGTATATTATACAGTGGAACGCATGGGAAATATTCGTCGATTAATTTTTGATGAACGGTCTGATAAAAATTTTACTAGAAAAGATTTTTATCAAGAAAAATCTGAATTGGACTGGTATACAAATAAAACTTGGAATTTTAAAGTATCAAAATCTTCTGAGAGGATCATTCCTACCACAAATATGCACGGAAAAATTGAACACAAAAATAGATTTAATTTTTATACACACAACAGAAAACATCCATTTTTTAACTGTGAAGTTGCATTGAGTGTGATTTCAAATAAATATGGAGAAGTTAGATATGATATAGAGATAGAAGAAAAATTTGGAAATATTTCTAATCCCCTAAAAACAATTCAATTTGTATATAAGGTTTTACAAAATACTCCATCACCAATACCCATTTCTCAAAAGTTGTTTATAAAAGAACAAATCTTAATGGGCGACCCCAGAAATTTAGTGTCTAAGGTATTACCTTTTACGTTTACACCAAAAGATATTATGGAGATTTCGAAAACAGAATTATTTGCCACACTAAAATTAGATGGTGATAGAATGATTTTATTGTTGCATCCTAAATTTGGTGTGTATCTTATAACATTGGATTCGACATTTATAAAACTTTTTGATTCTCATCCAACAAATACACATTCTATAGACGCAAAAATATTAATAGATTGTGAAGTTATGCGAGATGGAAATATATTTCATATTCATATGTTTGATTTGATTAGTGATAGATTTAAAAATCATTTAAAACCTTTTTCACAAAGATTAGAATATATACAAAAAATATATAATACAATTAAGCAAGATTTAAGACACGAAAATGTTCGATATTATGTTAAAAATTTTATCCAGATTACTGATACAAAAGTTTTATCAAAAATGATAGATGATGATTTGGAAAACGATAATACTGATGGGGTTATCATTCAAACTAATGATGATGTTTACAGACAAACAAAAATATTTAAATTAAAACCAAAAGCTTTGAATACTATGGATATTTATGTAGAACCATATTTGTTAAATTCTGAAGAAAATTTACATTATAATTATAGTTTTGTGAATAAGAATATGCGAAGATATCTTCTAAATTTTGAATATAATTTGAGTAATTTTATTATGGAATGTTATTGGAATAAGAATTCGCAAAAATTTGTACCACTTAAAATCAGGTTTGATAAAACATATGGCAATCCAAAACGTGTTATAGATAGTACATCTAAACTCATATATGAAGATGAAATGTCTTATCGCGACATGTTTTTAGGAAAATCTTTGTTTATGGCCAGAAAACATATAAACAATTTAAAAGGTAAAATTTTAACAATGAATCAAAATAAAATATTGTTAGATATAGGTTCTGGACAAGGAGGAGACTTTGATAAATGGGGGCATTTTGATTATGTCTATGCTGTTGAGAAAGATAAGAAAATGATAGATGAATTTGTTAGAAGACACGGTTCAAGTGGGAGAGTTAATCTCATAGAGGGAGATTTTGCAGATCTAAATATTTCATTTGATGTAGATATTATTACAATATTTTTTGCGGTTAATGTTATCTTCAAAACAAAAGAGTATTTGGAGAAATTTATAAAAAAATTGGTGAGTACCAATTGTAAAAGAATTTATGTTTTATTTCACGATAATGATAAATTATTGGCTATGGATGGGGATGTCGTCAAAATTAAACAACATTTTAAAGAAGAAAAAACTTTTTTCGGAAATGATATAACCATAAATATAGAAGATACTTTTATAAACAATGTTCACGAATATTTATTTTATGGATATGAATTTATCAAAGAGATGAAAAAATATAATTACAGAGGATTGGTATACTCTCCATTTTCGGACAAGGATAAAACTATAAATGGCGTTCATATGAATGCTATAAAATTTAACATGTCAAAATATGATGAAAATTGGCTTAAAAGTGTAAGATACATAGAATTAAATCGTATAGAAGATACAGCAGATGAAGACGAATTTATCATGGGTAATAATGAGTTTGCCGTAATAGACGCCTACGACGAAGACCAGCATATTTTGGATCACAACAAAAAAATGAATTTACGTTTGGCAAAACTTGAAGATGAAGATGATCATATAGGAGAAATAAAACAGAAAAAACCCCCACCGTCTCCAATTATTGGGGGCTTATCGGAAAGGTTTACCGACAACTCAGAAAAAATATCAATTAATGTTGACGGAGAACAAAAATCAATAAACATCGGATCATTCATAGATGCAATATACGAAGACGACGATTATACACACATAAATGAAATTCCAGAAGAAACTTGTCAAACTGTTATAGATATAAATTCAGATACTGATGATTTAAGAGATCTAGATATAAATAGTGATTTTTCTAAATTCAAATTTAGAAATTCACCCAAAAATATGCTTAGAAAAATAAATAAAGAATTAAATTCTGATTTAAATTCAGAAGCATTACTTTTAATATATTTATTCTCTGTAAATAGTGATTTTGGTGCATACAAAATTCACAATATTGAGTTTCCATTAGAAGAATTTACGAATATTACTAAAGCTGAGACTGAAGACGAGGCCAATATGATATACGGAAAAACAGAAAATCCAAAAAAAATGTCTTTGATTTCGATATTAGAAAAACCATCAGAACAAACATTGAAATATATTTCTAAATTTAACAATATCAACATATATTTTCCGAAATACACAGATGGATGTTTAGTTTTATGTTCTGAAAGAACAGATAAATCTTCGATAGAAAAAATAAAAGAACTAAAATATAATTTGATAAAACATCTTTCAACTATAAATTTCGATAAATTTATGCAATGTATAACTAAATACAACAAAGGTGTCAAACGAAAGTTTAATAAAACTGCAAAAGTGATGTTTAATATTTTTGAAACCATTTTGACTGTATCAAACATGAATAAATATTACAATATATCTACTATTCTTACCAAAGAAATATTGAATATATCTGCGGATTTATCACCAGAAGAATTATATATTAAAATTGTCAAACATTTCAACATATATCCCAATCTTATCACAACAAATACCTTATTAAAAACATTATCACATAGGGCAGATTACATGGTTGTATTTAACAAAAACAATATACATGAAGAGTATTCGTCGCATAAAGCAGACGATTTGTATGATGCTGTCTTGAAATCGTTGTATGAGATAACTGAAATTAGACTTGATGATGTTCATGTCAAGGGAGAAGTGTTAAAACAATTAAAGAAAATTTATGGTGATCACAAGGAAATTAAATATATGGAAGAGAATAACTTGTATTATTTGGATTCTTTTAGTAATTTAATTTTGAAAATAATATCTATGGTTGTGGGTCACCCCATAATTATATTATATGAAATGGAATTGGAGCTAATTAATGGTTTTACTGAAAATAAACCAAATAATACCACACCAATAGTTATAAAATCTTTGGCAAATGATAAGTACGAATATGTTAAAATAAAAAAATCGACAATGTGGGCCAATATTGTTGAACGTTTAGAGAATGGAAAAAAAACGTCTATTGAATATTCAAGATTAGAATTATTAATTAATTTAAATTATGATGATTATAAGTTAAATGCTATAATATATCAAAAGGCCGGCAAATATTTTGTTTTGTTTAAAATTCTAAACAAGTGGTTTAAAATTAAAGATAACGAATACATAGAACAACCTTCTAAATTTATTTTCAAAGATTCTATTCCATATCTATTATTCTATTCTGTATAAACGGATAAAATTATATTCATTCAATAAATGAATAATCTTAAAGATGAATGTGGATATTGAAGGTCATCATTATTTTAATTGCCCAAAAAGATTGAATAAATGATATACTTTAATAAATGTACATGTTATATATTCTGTTAATATCGACAATAATTCTTTATATAATATATCTATCATTGTTTGATAGAAAAATTAAAAATGCAAATATAAACTGGCCAGTATTTTTCTTCACTTTGGTCGTTATAATATTATTTATTTCTATTTATAAGATTTCATTTCCAATACTCCCGCATATAGAGCCAAAAACTTATAATTATAATTTTCCTTTGGATAGATATCCACATACAAATTTGTCTCCCGAATTATACGAAGACAATATTTATCCCAAACATATTCAGAAAGATGATACCGAAGAGAGCGAATCAGAAGATGAAGATATATTGCAGATTCAACCAAATATAAATCCTAGATATATTCAGAAAAGTGACACAGAAAGCGAATCAGAAGATGAAGATAAAGATATATTGCAGGCTAACCTAAAAAAACGTAAATTGTCCAAAACAATTGCAATTTTCGGGGAAGAAGAAAGTTCCGACGAAGAAGATTATGAAAATGATCCAAGACATATAAATCCAAATATTTCTTATTTAATTACAATACTTACTAGTTTTGGGATAGAGTATAACACAGCCTCATTGTATGCTCTTGACAGAGAGACAAGTAATGATTCTTTTGTGGGAGTATTAGATCTTGCTCTATTATCATTATATGAGGACAATTTTGATGTAGCATATGTAAATAGTTTATTAGAACTGAATATTTTTCAAAGTAATTCTGTATTACCTTTGGTGGTTTTTAATGGTCAAAATTTATTAGAAACATTACAACGCGAATGGATTAAACCAGATGGAAATTGTCTATATGCGGCTGTTTTGAAGGATTATGATCCGGGATACCCCACCAACACAGATGCTGCTATTTATAAATTTAAAGTAGAAGTTATATCACGAATGAAAGATTTTAATTTTGATGAAAATATGATATCGAAAAGAGATCAGGCAGAAGAGTATAAAAGATTAATTCAAAATTATGAATATAATACTGGCAGTTTATCAGATATGGCAGTTTATTTTGTGTCTATTCGTATAGGTCGCCCAATTGTTCTTTTTGACGCTACAACCATAAAAATAATTAATGGTATCGTGGACGCCGATGGTATTGAACATGGAGGAGATCTACATCCCCAATCAGACCCTCTTTTCTTATATTTGAATTACGAACACTATAATTTTATAGTTAGTAATCCCGAAATAATATTTGTGTATAGTTATATGAGAGCAGAATCATTAAACTATATGACATATGAAGAATTATATCAACACTATTATATGGACGTGGGAAGGTATAATGCATCTTTTATTGTGTTTAATAGTGGAAATGAATTATACTTATATTACAAAAATTCAAATAATTTTTGGCAACAACATTATGAGGGAGCAAATGAACTCACGGATGAAGAGTTGTTGGATATAGACTCGACAGTAAAAATTGTAATTTATAGATAAACAAAATTGTAAAATATTAAAAATATTTTAAAACTGTATACTTATAGTATATTTTTATAATCACTTACACAATTATGTTGTTTAGCCAATGTTAAGAAATCTTTTCTAACTTTTTCGTTCTTAAACACATATGAATATTCGCATAAGGGATCTAATTCATAATATGAATAGAATTTCTTGTATGATATTTTAGATAATATTGTTTTATATTGGTCTATAAATTCAAAAATTTGTAATCTGAAATTAATTAACGGATCCATTATACAATCAGTCTCTCTAAGCCTATATTTTTTAATATAAAATGACTTATCCATATTATATATAAGTTATACACAAACTAAATTAAAATTAAATTTTTTTAAAATCTTTTTGATAATATATAAATGATGTTATATTATGCAATTGTTTTATTCGCAATTTTGGTTGGACTGTACTTTTATATAGAAGATAAAGGGACGGAACACGATTATGAACATGACTACGTGATGTGGGCACTATTGGCTGGATTGGTATGTTTTTTATTGTACTTTATTTACAAAACCAACATATTAGCTACGGTTATGGGCAAGTCAAAATTGTCCCCGTGTCAAGCTAGACCTCATCATCCATATGCAAATGCTGAAGAAATGTTTGCATATTAAATATATATAATTAAAATGAATATATTGTTTTTGTTTGGATTAACTTGTGTTTTAATATTTATTTATTATATGTTTTTTTTGCAAGTGGCAGATATTGTTGATGAAGAAGAAGAATATTTCGAAGATAACTTTTTTACTAAAATTTTTATGTGGTTGTCTGCAATGATAGTTGTATTTTTGATGTATAAAATGAGCCCATTTGAACAAACTACAGAAACATTTGGTGGAAATTATGACTATAACCATTCAGATAATATAAGATATGCGTCTCCGAGAAACAGTTCGGGTTATGTTTACTATTCATCTAGTCCAAGTATACACTCATCTCCCAAAGTTAGTTATGAAAAAAATCGACCAATTTCACAAACATCGGCAGAATATATTAATGCACGCAGTCCATATAAAATTCCTTCTACCGAAATCCCATATAGATCTGCTTCTGATATTGAAGCGAATCTGGTTATAGATGTTCTCCAAAAAGACAAAGAAGATCAACATTTGTCTAAAGAAGACAAAACAAAATATTTAAATGATTCGGATTCGGATGAAACCGAATTAAACATGTCAAATTATTATGATGATATAGATGAAGAAAATTTATCTGAAATATATAGTCCTTTAAAATATATGTATAGAGAAGAAAATGAGGATGAAGAGGACAAAAAATTAAAGAAAGCCGAAGATGGTGACGATGAAGAGGACGAAGAAGAAGACGACGAAGAAATTTATTTAGACGATCCAATAGGTTATTCTCCAGAATACAAAAATTTATATGATGAATTTTATAATAGTCCTAGAACCAGTTTAGATATTGTAAAATTTTTGGACAGATACGAAGATGAAGATGATTATGAAACCCATAAAAAAGTTTTATCCACCAATAAAGATGAGAGTGAATCACATAAAAAATATTTCGATATTCCTGGTCACTTAAAAAATGATGCATGGGATAGTGATTCAAAAAATGTTTATAGAGCAAAAACACAGAGATTAAAACCAAATTATTCTTTAGAAGACTCAAATTTAGAAGATGTCGTCTGGTCTCCCAAAAAATACACTTCGCAAAACTTAAATAGAACATATAAGCCTTTTCCTGCCCCAAAAAACCGAAATTTTTATGATAAAAAAATGCAACCAACGGCCAATATGTTCATAAAACAAACCAGACCCGAACAATCTAAAACTTCTCGTGTAGAATCAAGAAGTGCCAAAGATAAAATAGCAAAATTTTTTTGAAGATGGTCAATAAACAAACATTTCAAAGAAAAATTAACAATAAACAAAAGTCTAAATAAGTTGATTATAAATTACACAGAAATATAATTTTATAAATTGTATACATTCTAATCAAAGTAAAAATTAAACAATTATAAATGGGCAAATCTTATACATTGTCTCCTTATAAACGTAAGGTCATTTTATCTATAATAGAACCGTTTATATTTACACTTTGGAAAAAGTCTAAATATAAAACGTTACCCTTGGATAATTTATGTGAATTAATTTCTATAATATCTGAAGACGAGGGTAGAATAGTTAAACTTCTTCTTAGACAATATTATTCAGATAAAATAATATCATTAAAAAAGTTTGATAAAAATAAACTTGAAGGATTAAAAAGCAATTTGGAAACAAAATTAAATAAAGTCGAAGATCTCAAAAATGAAATAAACGAAAAATTGCCAAAAACGACCATAATAATTAATGCGGCCATAACGGAGTTAACATCACAAGTACAAGATTTAAAGGGATTGTTGAACCAAGAAGATCAGTGGTTCGATGATGTTGACGATTTAAGACAAGAAATACCAAGTTTACAGTCCAATTTTCTTCTTCAATTGGCATTATTAAATGAATTTGAATCATCAATTAAATATAATAAATTGGCAGATAATGATAATATGTATGGATATTTAGTTTTGGATAATCCTTTAATAAGAAATATTTTAAAAAAAAACAATGAAATAAGAGATATAATGATGGAATTGGTTAAATATAAAGATGGTGATGAGAGTGATTTGGTTGATGAGAAAATAGACAAGTTGAAGGAAAAAAATAAAAAATACAAAAAAACCATACAAACATTAAATAAGAATAAAACCAAATATATTAAAACTATTTCTAGACTTACAGAAAAAATAAATAAAACAGATAATTCAATTAAAGCGGAAACTTCAAAACGACAATCTCATAAAGAATTTGATAAAGATTGTGATAGTTACATTAAATATATTAAATTAAATGAAAAAGAATTAAAAAACACCATTAAATCTAGAGATGATCTAATTGAACAATTGGAAGGCAAAAACGAAAATTTAAACAAATATATGGATAATGTGAAAAGTAAACACGAAAAAGAAATACGTTATATAGAAAATTCATATACAGACAAATTAAATAAATTAACCAAAGAATATGATAAAAATGAAGATATTTATACTGATGACGTTAATTCTATAGATAATACTTTAAAAGAAAAAATCAAAGAATTGGAAACTTTAAAACCAAATAAAGATAATATGGAATATTATAATAATATTTTGGTTGATACTATAGATGAATTAAAAAGGGCAAAAGACGAATTTGTCGATGATGCAAATAAACAAAAACATGATAATTTATTTGAAAAGAAATACAACGAATTGTATGTTAGATATGAAAACATGTTAGAAAAATATAAACATTCAGAGAAAGAGTATGACACTAACATAAAATTGTTAATGGATAAGATTAGTGAAGGAAATGAAATGTATGATATTTTAAAAACAGATGTAGCTAAATTAGAAGAATCCAAAAGTATATCTGGCGACATGAAAGACATTAAAATGATTATAAAACTACAAAAGGAAGAAATAGAATCTTTAAAAAAACGTCTATCCAAAGTTGTTGATGAATCCCAATCGTTAAATCAAGAGTTTGGTTATTTACAAAAATATGATGTTAATAATATTAGAAAAACAGAATTGGAAAATTATATCAAACAATTAAATGATAATAAGAATGATATTTTAAATAATTATCAAAATAGACAAAATTTAATATCAGATAGAATTGCTCAAACCAAAGACGATTACTTAGATAATATTAAAAAGTTGAGTGATGATGATAGTGTATTAGACAAAAACAGTTTAAGATATAAAATTCTACACCAACAAAATAATATAGACCAATTACACAATAAAAATATATTATTGCGTTCTCTGCTACAAAAATCTTTATACAACAAACAATTAAATCAAGTATTATCAAATGAAGACGATTATTATTTACAAGGACTTGGAGATTTAACTGAATTAAATCGGGGGAAAAATGTTATCCTTCCATACAAAAATTATATGGGATTGCATGAACCCATTAATAGTCTAAATCTCCCTCCAACATATAATAGATATATACCACCAATGCTTAATACATCATTTTTAAACAAAAGGTTTGATCATTACCCCTCTGTAACTGGTGTTCCTTTGGGTATGGGTGGATTGGGTGGATATAGTGATCCCATGAATTTATTTAGACGAGATTTTGCTGGTCATAAGAAATTTAATCTTTCCAAAGTTGAATATAAATTCGGAAATAAAAATCCCGGAACATTGAGCACGCCAGAAGGATTTATAGATTATGATGATACAATAGAAAAACAAAATTATCAAAATTTTGTATTGAATAAAGGAAAATTGGCAGATTATATATCAAGAATAGAAGCCAGAAAGGACAAAGAAATCGAAAGTGTTGTAAATGTTTATAAGCAGAAGAATGATTTGTTGAGGGGCGCAGGAAAAGAAGATAACATAAAACTTTTATATGAACTTCGTTCAATAGACCACACAGATCCAAACATAGATTTTGTGTTAACAAAATTGTCCAGAGATAATTCTAATCGCCTTAATCATGTAATGGGCGATCATAGAAGACGACTAAAAGATATGAGTCAGGTTTATAATCAGCGTATGAGAACATTATATAATGTTTTGGAGCACAATAAACGTGTGGGCATATCAGAGGGAATCCAACACTTGTTTCAGAAAAAAATAAATATTATAACGGAAGCTCACAATAAAGAAAAGGATGCCCTTTTGGATGTATTGATGAGACGAAGAAAAGATGGGGCAAATGAAGATGTAAGAGGATACAGAGAAAACATAAGTAAATTGATTAAAAAGTTTTCTGATATCAAATTTACGTATATTAAAAAATTTGCAGATGTTATAAAAGCATTGAATATAGATAATAAGCTCGACTTAGATGAAGATGAATTTATAAAACAAACTTCTGATTACAATATTGGATTAAAACGAGAATATGATAAACGTATACTTTTATTGAAAGAGCAAAATAAAGACCAATTGAAACATATAGTAAAATTATTTCAACAAAAACACATATCACCTTATGGCATTTTAGAATTTGTTAAACAATATAAAGACAGAACAAACAGATTGTCTGAAGCAGATAATATTGAAGGAAATATGGCAAATTTTATAGAAAAAAATAAATCTCTAAAAGATCAATTCAAAACTTTATTAAGTATCATAAATTTGTCGCTTTCTGGAAAAAACAGATCCACAGAAGAAGAATTAAAAATATTTTTAATGAGACTAAATTCTTCTTTGGAAAATATAGATGATGACAAGGTATTAGAAGAAACATTAAACACTTTCTTGGAAACTATTAAAAAAATTGTAGATGGAAAGAGTGGAGATTCATCCTTACAAACTTTAACTAATATTTTTGCAAACAACAATGCATCTTCTAATTTAGATATAACAAAACTTGGTGAATTGATTAACACAATTAAAGGTATATCTGGTGGTCAGCAACAACAGCAGCAACAGCAGCAACCTTTTGTGGTTTCAACTGTTCAGCAGCAACAGCAGCAGCAACAGCAGCAACAACCAATTATTCTGCCCACCATTTACTCTCAACAACCAATTACGTTTCCTGCGGTTTATCCTCAACACCAACAGACAGATTATATAAATAGACCATTATCAACAAATCAACATTTGGTTCCATCTCAAATTGATACAATTTCTTTATTATTTCACAATTTAATGAACAAAACTTCTGATGGTAGCAATATCGATTTATTTAAACAATATATGAAAGAAATTTTGGATTCATCAAAAGAGAGTATGAAAAATATGGCCGATTCTTTAAGAACAAAAGCGGACTATGATAGAGGACTTCTAAAAGACGTAATAGTAGATTCGTTAAAATCATTCCACGATCAGATGTTACTTAATAAATTTATTCAAGAAAAACAACAGCTTGGAGAAAATGTTTTTGTTGATCCGACCGAGTATGCCAAACATATGGCCAGACAACAACAACTTTTGCAGATCAGTAGAACCAATAAACCTACTATCGCCGATTGGAAAGATGAAAATATTGGAGCGAGGTTTCCGATATCTTCGGGGACCCACGATCCTTCCGGGTTTTACAATAAACAGCTGCCTTCTGGATATTTACAGCCATCACAAGACGCTTTAACACAACTCCAACATCAACAGCCCACGCCCACTCGGTTGGATTTGGTGAACCCCCAAACGAATCCAATAGTGGGCTCACAAGCAGGATTGGGACAAGCAGGATTGGGACAAGCAGGATTGGGACAAGCAGCAGGATTGGGACAAGCAGCAGGATTGGGACAAGCAGGATTGGGACAAGCAGGATTGGGACAAGCAGCAGGATTGGGACAAGCAGGATTGGGACAAG